CATTACCAAGAAAAATGGCGATTTGATGATACCTTGGCGCGATGCACATCCGCAATGCATGAATCTACAACATCCGTTAAACGATACTTATCTCGGAATAATGAATCAAGCAATGGGTGGCAAAGGTGAATTCTTTGAAAGCGAAAGCAAAATTATTAAGAAGATATCCAAATGCGTTCTGATAGATAAGAAGGATATGTAATATAGTTAAATAATTTATATATTTTCAGTGTTAATATATAAATTCAATAAAAATTACGTTTTCAGGTTTGAACAAAGTTTTTCGGATTTGGACATTTATAAATGTCCATTTTGCAAAAGTGCTCATTAATATAGAGAAAAACACGAAAAAGTGAGTTGTCACCATAATGCTCTCATTTTGATTTTCGGATGAAAAAGTTTGTGATGCTATTTTTGTGTTTTTATTAATTTATTTAAAAAGGGTTTAGGCGATTTTTATGTCATTCAAATATTGAGTGACAATGATGACAGAAAACTCGCCATAAAATATAGTTGTGACTATTGTCATTATAAATGTAGCAAGGAAAGTGATTTTAATAAACACTTAACTACTAGAAAACATAAAAATAATTACACTGAGTTACAAATAAATCTCAAAAAGTCGCCGAAAAAATATAACTGTATATGTGGTAAGGAATATAATTATAGACAGGGATTGCATATACATAAGAAAAAATGTAATAACCAATAACATAACTGTTAAATCACAATATTTCTCTAAGCGCTTCTATCTGTTCAACTGTTAATTTCTCTGGAAAAGTAACTGTAAAGTTTATAATTAAGTTACCAATGTGATTTTCGCGCGCCATCCCCATTCCCTTTAATACCTTATTGTAGTTATTCGTGATAATATTACCAGTTGTATTATTAATTTTAAATACACGTCCATCTAAATAGTTCATATCAAATACAAACCCACAGAGTGCATCTTTTAATCCAATGGTTTTATTTAATACCAAATCAAGACCATTGCGAGTAAATTCAGTATCATTTTGTATTTTTATAAAAACCTTAATATCGCCTTTATTGGTTTCAGATAACATATTTCCTTTATCTCTTAATATAATAATTTCATTGTTATCTACACCAGGTGGAATTGGTATATAAATTGTTTCGGTTTCTTCGCGCTTAATTTCATTTTCAATAATCCAGCGGGTTATTTCAATCGGCATATTATATCCAGTATATGCCTTGCTTAAAGTAATGGTTTCAGTTTTCACAATTGGTGTTGGTTTTGCTAATTTTTGTTTTAAATTATCCATATTGAATATATTATTTCCCATTTTAACACCATTTACACTTGCTGGATTGTTGAAAAAGTTGTTTGAAAAGAAATTTAAAATTTCGGATGGGTCAAAATCAGCATTTGTTGTATGAAAAAACGTGGGAGATGATTGGTGTGAAAATGGATTACCCTTTTTCTGTATATCAAAATGTCTACGTTTTTCTTCATTCCCGATAATGTCATATGCAGAACTAATTTTTTGAAATTTATTTGTTGAATCTGGAGAATTGTTATTACGGTCAGGGTGATACAATAACGATAATTTTCTATATGCCTTTTTAATTTCTTCTTGACTCGCGTTCTCTCTAACTTCTAATATTTCATATGGGTTTTCCTTGTCCATTGATATACCGATGTAATATAAAGACGCGATATAAACTTAAATAGTTATTATAGAATATTAATAATTAAGGTATGGAAAAACCATTTTTGTATAAATACCAACCAAAATTATTAGATGATTATGAATTAGAAGATAATATAAAATCTTTATTGAAATCACTACTTGATATAGATAATTTAAATATACTTTTTGTTGGTGATTCTGGTAGTGGGAAATCGTCATTAATTAATACACTAATTAATGAATATTATGGAAAAATTAATATAATAAATAATGAAAATATTTTATACATTAATAATTTGAAAGAACAGGGAATATGCTATTACAGAACAGAACTAAAAACATTTTGTCAAACACCGTGTTCTATATCCAATAAAAAAAAATTACTAGTAGTTGATGATATTGATTTTATAAATGAACAAAGTCAGCAAGTTTTTAGAAATTATATGGATAAATATAGTCATATTGTTCATTTTATTGGTTCTTGTATAAATACACAAAAGGTAATTGATAACTTACAGTCTAGATTGATTATAGTTAATACCCCTAATTTAAATGATAAGCAGTTGATTAATATTATTAAAACTATATGCAATAAAGAAGATATAGTTGTTAGCGAATCAGTTGTTGAATTTATTATATCTATAAGCAATAAATCAATAAGAGTTATTATTAACTATTTGGAAAAGTTCAAATTATTAAATCAACCCATTACAGTTGATATTGCAAATAAATTATGCACAAACATCTCTTTTCAAGAATTCAACAAATATACTGAACTGTGTAAAAATGAGAAAAATTTAAGAGAAGCAATTAAAATATTACATGAATTAATTAAACGCGGATACTCGGTTATGGATATATTGGATAATTACTTTATTTATATAAAAACTAGCACGATAGTAACAGAAGAAGAAAAATATGAAATAATACCTTATATATGTAAATACATCAGCATTTTCAATAATATACACGAGGATGATATAGAACTATATCATTTTACAAATAATTTGATACAGTTGTTTCTTACAAAGGTATAATACATTTTTACAATTAGTTATAAAATATTTATATTATTTGTTATAGTAATATAAATGAAAAATCAGATATTTAAAACCCCCATAATGCCTGAATTAATATGGGGGTTTTTAAAGGAAAATTCAGAAGAAACGGAAACACATTTTATATTTAATAAAATAAATTATAAAAAAGCAGTATATACTAATAAAATAGACCCATTTATAAATAAAATAAAAGATAATTACCACGAATCAAAGAAACGTTTTGTAACAAGAAAAATGGATTATATTAAATTTGTTACCGTTATCAGACAAATCGCAAACAGTATAGATATACATTATACAAATGAACTTAGTTATGATAAATCTAAATACGAGATTGTTTATTATTTTTACAAACAACAGAAAATATTGTAGTGTATGTATCGGTGGTATCTATTTATTCTCTATTTATTAACAAGTATTTACCAATAACCGTGTTAGAATTTAATGCTTGTTTTGCTGACTGGCGAGCAAACCATTGATATGCTGTGCGTTTTAATATTTCATCGGCAGGTATATACAACCCTTGCACTTTATCGCATAGATTAAGAAACGTGTTGCCCATTAAACGGTCGATTGTCACTTGTTTACCATCGATATCACTGGCACCAATTAATTGTGCAGGTATCATATTCATTTCACCATTATTTATTTTTTCGTGACACCAGCGACTATATGTTCCAATAAAGTCGCTTTCTTTTGTGAAATCACTAGAAACAACAACTTCTAAATAACTAATAAAACTATTCATGGTTTCACAATTTTTTTGGCAACCCATTATTTTGGTATCAGGGAAAAAGTCGACCTTATCCGATGTATCGTTTCGTGGTATCATCTCTCCGACAAACATCTTTCCATCACTGGTTAATTTCTGATATAACGGCATGAGATTTTGAAAACAAATAAAGGAACTAGGTAAAGTAAATCCACCATAATAATACAATACTCTTGCTAGCGCTAATTGACGAATTTTACTTTTAATAGGGTCAGCGACAATAGATAAATCGACATTCCAACCAGGTATGATATTTTGAAAAGTTTCATCGTCAATTAAACAGACATTGAAGTCATCGCCACATTTATCAATAATCGATTTTAATGTTAAATATTGATAAGGTTGATTAAGATCTTCCGTGGTTCTTGAACCAAAACTGGGCCACCAGCGTCCGTTCTTTTCATATACAATATGAACCCATATGATTGGTTTGGAACTTTGAGCTAAAGAAGAATCATTAAGTAAATATTGCTTTACAATCTTATAATTATTCATATTCTCGTCATCATAAGCAGATGACTTATATTTGTTGTATATCATACTCAATATAATTGTTATAATTAATGGGAAAACAAAATTTTTATACTTTTTCAATGTTAATAAACTCATTTATATTATAAAAATATAAATTTTATTTATTCATTTTCATATTGTTGAACGGTATTATTTAATTTGTTAGTTGTTTAAACCCACTCATTAATTTTTGGTTTGTTTTTCTAGCAATTTCTTCTTGTTTTGCTAGTTTGTATGCACGTTGGACATCATTTTTGTCTTGAAATGATTGGCGTTGCTTAAAATACTCGGTTGATTGTGATAATGAAATTGGCGTAGTGTCCTTATACTCTGCTTGTTGTTGATATTCTAAAACGTTTTTAAATTTTGGACGTTTTAAATAATCGTCATGCGTGATTGGAATAACGCTTTCTATATGTGCTCTTTTTAAATCGTCGTATTGTAGTTTACCAAAGACATCTGAGGAATAATATTCAGGTTTATCACATGTTAAATCATATTGTCCTGTCATTTGCCCGATGTCTTCTATTTCGCGTATAGGTATAATTGCCTGTATTTCCTTTTTTTTGTTTTCGAATGTTTCGTTCATTTGATTCATAGTTGTTGTTCTAGTATCAATGCCTTCATTTGATTTTAACCAGTCTCCATACCCATTTTCTTCATTTTCATTTGTTATACGGTGTTTTTCAAATAATTCATTAAAAACTTTATTAAAATTTGTTTTGGATTTTATTTCTTTTAATAAGAGTTCTTTTTCTTCATCTTTTTCTACAATGTATTCAGTTGATTGATTTTTTGAACTTTTATATCTAAAATTGTAAATTGAAAATATGATTTTATATGCAGATGTAAAGAAAAGAAAATATTTTTTATCTAGACCGGATTTGTCTGGATGTGTTTGCATTACTGTTTTTTTCACACGTTTTAATTCTTCCTCTTTAAAATCAAAATCTAATTTGAATAGTTCCAGTAAATCATTCAAGTCGTAATTGTCTATGTTCAAATCTAACCCTTCCATAATATTATACATATACAATCATTATTATCTAATTTAGAATAACTTAATATATCTATTTAACTTAATATATCTATTTAACTTATTATATGTATAATATATAGGTTTAATGACAAAATGTAATAAAAAAATCATATGTAAATTAGGTTTAAATACGAAAGATGATACAAAACGATGGTTGTTGAAAAATCATCCAGATAAAGGTGGTATTGTCAATACTGAATTATTTAAAAATATAACAAATTGTTATAAGAACCGTGAATACTGTGATGAAGATAAATTTAATAGAGTGGAAACAACAACACCTCATAGAAAAAGCACTATAAAACATTTGGGGTTCAATAATTCACACAGGACTACCCGAAAGATTGATAAGAAAAAACGTGATAAAATATATAAATGCATGCGCCAAACTGCAAATTGGGGGAAGATTTTACCTGAACACAAGATTGATAATAAAAAATTTAATCCCAAAATAGTAGAAAAAGCAATACACAACGCATCTCCAAAATTAGAACAATTGTTTAATATTATAAAACAAGTTGATGATAATGATATGAAAACACACGGTAAATTGTTTAAGCATTTTATTTTTTCGGATGTAAAAGAAGAAGGGTATGGTGCTAAAATTGTTGCTTCGGCGTTTGTGGCAAATGGTTATAAGAATTTAATAACTGCACAAAAAACGGGGACACAAAAATCATTAAAACTAAAGTTATTGAATGCTGGAAAAGATGGGAAGAATAAATCATTTGGATTGCTTTCTTCTTCAGCACTTTTTAACTCGGAATTCAACCAGAAATTCAAGAAGGAAGTATTAACATTGTATAATAAACGTCCGGATAATATTCAAGGTGGAGAGATGCGGTTTATTATTTTGGATAGCGGGTTCAAAGAAGGGATTGATTTATTTGATGTTAAGTATGTTCATATTTTTGAACCATCAATGACAGTTGCTGATTTAAAACAAACGATTGGTCGTGCTACACGGACATGTGGGCAGAAAGGATTGAATTTTGAACCAAATGTGGGATGGTCACTATTTGTTTATAATTATTATATTGCTGTTCCAGAAGAACTAAAAAGTATATATGAAGTTTCTAATAGTGATTTATTGGTTAATCCGCAACAAGATAAAATGCTGTTTAAAAATGCAAATAAATTAAAGGACGCAACGATACTGTATAGTGATTTTGATAAAACATTAAGTAATTTATCAGAACAGTTATATAAATTGGCACCTGTATTTTCGGTTGATTTTGAATTAACGGAAAAGATACATCGTATTGATGATTTGTCTTATTTATATGAACAGCAAAAAGCGGTTGGAGGAGGTCTTGGTGATAAGAGTGAAATTAATTGTGAAGGTAAATGTGGATTGCGTTCAACAAATGATATACCTGCGACTGTTGATTTCTTATATAAAGTCTATGTAAAATATGGACATGAACGCAATGAGGTGCCACCAAAACAATCACGTGCGTATTTTTGTAATTATATGAAAAGTCATCCAGAATATTGTGAACAAGTGAATAAAGAATGGGCGAATCGGGCAGCATTTGTGCCATATTTATATGAGAAGACCACTAAACGCAGTAAGACATCAAGACTTGGTAAAAATAAAACATTAAAACAAAATGAAAGAGGAACATACATTGATATAAAAGCAGATAGCGCAACGCCTTATATGGAAATTGGCAAACGCAGTAGCACGAGCAAACGCAGTAGCGCGAGCAAACGCAGTAGCACGAGCAAACGCAGTAGCACGAGTCCAATAAAAATAGCAAACGATGTAATGCAACAATTGGAATTAGTTCCTTACGTGCCACCAAGCGTTGATATAGATTATGCTATCGTGGAATATAATGGGAAAACTGATGAAAAATTAAAACAATCTATACCAGGTCCTCCGTCCAAAAAAATGAATTTCCAAAAAATGCGAGATTTTATTAAAACAAATTATATGAAACAATTTAATTGGGGAGATATTGTAATTGAAAACAAATGCATAGATAAACCACAACAAGGTGGTTCGCGCATAATGACTTTAAACCCGACCCAAGATTTTGTCAGAACATTTTTTACACCTGAATCACCATATAAAGGATTACTCTTATTTCACTCCGTAGGAACTGGTAAGACGTGCAGCGCAATTGCAACGGCAACATCATCATTTGAACCAGAAGGATACACAATTTTATGGGTCACTCGCAATACTTTAAAAAGTGATGTCTATAAAAATATGTTTGACGACGTATGTCATATTGTCTTGGCAGAAAAAATGAAGAAACAAGGATTAAAAATACCAGATGACCCTAGTCAACGAAAACGCCTGCTTAGTAAAAATTGGATAGAACCAATAAGTTATAAGACATTCAGCAATTTATTAACACCTGGGTCACATAATCAATATATGGATAAATTGATTCAGCGTAATGGCAAAAGCGATATTTTGCATAAAACATTAATTATTATTGACGAAGCACATAAATTGTATGGAGGAGATTTAAAGGCGTCAGAACGACCCAATATGAAAATTATGGAAGAATTATTACAAAAAAGTTACAAAGTGTCGGGAAAAGACTCGGCGCGTTTATTAATTATGACTGCTACCCCATTCACTAATAGTCCTATGGAATTGTTTCAACTTGTAAACTTGTGTAAAGAAGAACAAAGAGAGAAAATAACAACAGATATACGCGAATTTAAACGTGATTATATGACTTTAGATAATCTCTTAACTAATAATGGAATTAAAAATTTGGCAGATCAATTAAGTGGATATATTAGTTATTTAAATCGCGAACAAGACCCGACGCAATTCGCGCAACCGATTATGATTGAAGTGCCTGCAATTATGTCGCATATTGAAGACCCCGAATTGCGCAAACAACTCCTTTTACAAAGTGATAAAGAGGATAAAAAGGCAAAGAAAGAGAGAAATAAACAAGCAGTGACTGATAAAAAAGAGGATACACTTCATATAAAAGACTTGAATAAACGCTTGCGTGAAACTCAAAAGAATATTAAATCATTAATAAAGGAAAAACAAAAAAAATGTAAAACTATTAAAAAACGGGATGAAAAGGCAAAATGTATGAAAAAGATAAAAGAAGGGATTGAATTGGAATCTGAACAGACACTTCAGTCTATAAAAAGAGAGATTGAAGTATTGAAAGAGTTGGAAAAAAGAAATAAGGGATTAAAAGCACAAGAAAAACAACGGGTTACCGAGTTGAAGAAACAATTGGAGACTTTGCGAAATACATTATTACAGGAGGTTATGATGGTAGAGAGATGTAAAAATATTAGGTTGGTATAGTTATAATACAATAATTATAATACAATAATTATAATACAATACATTAACTATAATACGTATACGGCATTAAAATATTTGCCTTATCTTCGCACCGTTTAAAAAATTCAGCAACACTTTTCTCATCGGCACCAACAACCGAATCATCGGGAATATACCATTTATCTCTCTTCACGTCACCATAAAATGCTAGAAAAACTGGAATACCTTGAACCATTTTATATTTTTTCAATGCCATATACAAGTCAAGGTTATCATCCACATCAATATCAGAACAAATAATGTTACTTGCCGATTTACTAATGAACGTTTTATACGAAGGAGCAATTTTCTTACAGGGACCACACCATTCTGCACCAAATTTAATAACCAATACAGCATTTCCCATTGTTGCTTGTAATTTTTCTAATTCTGCAATATTTAATTCAGTAATTATTTGCTTGGACATTATAATAATATATTAGACACTTATATTTAAATATATTATTTTACTCATTAACTATTTTTTCCAATACATCAATATCAATATGTGGCAAATCGACATGCGCTTCCCAGAAAAATTTACAAAAAGACCATAGGAAAACATAATTTCCGACATACCATTCGGGTCGTTCCTTCAAAAGTCGTTGTCGCAATTCAGATGGAATTAATTCCATGCTAGTCGGCGGTAACACATAACTCAACTGAGTTAACGGTGATACAGGTTTTTTTGCTTGGTATGGAACAAATGTTTGATTAGAGTAGGGAATGTATTTTACCAAATCGGTTAATAGGGGGGGATAATAATAATTATAACTCCAACGCCAATCCACACAACCAGTTGAATAATATTTCATTGTCCATTCTAGTCCTTCTAAATAATTCGTGCTAATTTCTTTGCGACGTTCATCATTAATTTTTGTTTTAAATAACCCTTTGTAATAACGTGATTCCCATCCAGAATGAGATGGATTAATATATAATTCAACTGCCCTTTCTTTAATGGGAAGCAATAAATTATCATCTTGCTTATTATCCTTACCTTCATATTGAGCACGTTTACTTATTTTATTGCGATACACATATTCTTCCTTAATAAAGTCATGCTCGTTTAATGCCAAATGGTCTACGTATTTTCTCACATTTTTCCAATTAATTTCTCGGTCAACTGTTAATGTTTCTTTGGTTCCTTGAAAAACGTGTTTATAAGCATTGATTAGATTCGCAATACCATTGGTTCTAATATTTAATGCAGGAAAATGAGGTAAAAAATCATTACCCAAAAAGAAACAAATAAAAATATAATCAAAAATAATGTTGTTTTTCAGAGAAATTGCATTAATATCAATATCTATTTTTTTACCATTTTTACTATCTTCGTCAGTAGACAATTCACTGATAATATGTTTGGCAAGCAATGGGATATCTAATATATATTTTTCGTTAGGATTTAATGTTTTATCAATGCTTTTAATAAATTCAGGTGTTTCTCGGTAGAGGAAAATATTTTCAGAAATATGTAAATGGTTAATGGAAAGCATAATTAGATCTGCATCAATACCATAAATAAGAGTATTTGTTTTTTTATGAAAATTAGCATTATCTCTAATATAATCATAGAGTTTATGTTCACCTTCACCTGCTTGTTCGCTTGTTGATACAATAATTTGTTCAACACCGTATTCGGTTGGATTAGAAAAACGTTTTGTTAACTCAATACCTAAATTATACATAAATTTTGTTCCTGGCGTGATTGCTGAACGATTCCAATTGTATTTATTATTGTTATCTTTTGTCTCATCCACTGTTTTTGTCTCTTCTTGAAAGGCAGACATATACCGACGATTACGCTGTTGGTCTAATTTTGCCATTGGTGCAACACCATCAAACGCAATAAAAATTCGCTTGTCAGGATTGATGTCCTTAATACAATTTGATAAATTAGTAACCACTTGTTTAATAATATCATCTTCAAATGCAGATTTATAATCTGGCGTTTTCCCTTTTAAAGATTTAAAAATATTATTTTGGTTGGCATGTGAATTCTGATGTGCTTCGTAAATAAACGAATTACAATCCAAGTATAAATTGTTCATTCGTTTACCGTCTAGTGCCGAATTAGAAAGTTTTTTAATGATTGTTCTATGATTTCTAACAATATGAGCAAAATAACTAGGAATACCCATATTTACTTATTGAATACAGTGTCTATATATATCACTAAAATATCTTTATATATGTATTAATGTATATAAAAATGATTGTATATAAAAATGATTGTATATAAAAATGATTGTATATAAAAATGATTGTATATAAAAATGATTATATATAATTATTTCGTCCATATAATATTCTATACAGTATAGATATAATATGGATGTTTCTTTTGAAACAATAATTCAAAACAAAATTTTAAAATTAAAAGAAATTGTAAAAAATTCTATAAGGTCAAATCAATGTAATAAAAATTTAGATTTTATTGAATCAAATGATTTAAATTTATGTATAGATTATGCAGAAGGAATATATGATATATTGAATGATTTATCAAATAATATCAATACAATAACACAAGATGAAGCAATTGACCAATTACAAAATATTATCAATAAGATATCAACGTTAATCAGTTTATATGGTTGTGAAAGTTTAGATAATTTAATATATATATGTATCAGCAGTCAATATAAATTTGAGTCTCGTTATAAAAAACGTTACAGTATATTAAATAACTATATACACCCCCTCCGTTATAAAATATTGGACTGGAAATCAAAGGTCAATTCAAACGAAGAAACTATATTCAAAAATTCAGATAATTTGGATTGTTTTAAATTAGATAGTTCAAACATTAATTTTAATAATCAGATTTTTGGAATAAAACTAGCAATACATAATATTGATAAACAACATACAATAATTGTATATGGTTGGGTAGACGATACTGTTATTAAATATGTTGACGATGATGACGATTTGGTATATAAAGTGAAAGAATTAAAAGAATGTATTCCGACTCATGAGTTATTTGATATGGTAACTTATAAACGGTTTATTGATTGTGTAACATTGCATGATTTACTTACATATAGTAATAATTATTTGAAAGAGAGATACATATCGTTTATTGAGGATTATAATAATACAATTTTAAAAAAATCAGTAATAGATATTATAAATAATTTTAATAATAAGGATATTATTGATAAAAGAAACACACTAATAATGTTATTAATACACTCATCTAATAATGAATGTCACTATTTGGCATATTTGTTATACGACCTATTATCAAATGATATTAATGGAATTATAGATACATATGAACAAACATTAATATATGATAGTCTACCATATAATGTAAAAAAATATTTTAAGGATGCTATGAAATTCACACTTAATTATCCAAAGAAAATATCAAAATTAGAAAATACTCACTTGACATTAGAGCAAAGAATTTGTTTAATGAAAACAGATGATATTGTTAAAGAAAAAGCAATGGTTAAGTTGAAAGAAGTAAAAATGAAGACAGAAGATACAGGTTCAAAAGCAATGTTATATTTGGAGGGATTATTAAAGATACCTTTTGGAATTTATAAAGAAGAACCTATTCTTTCCTTATTAACAATTAATACAAATATATTTAAAACACTAGTAGATAAATTGAATAAAGAATTTAACAATCAATCTGAATGCAATACTCAACTATTTTTTCCAGTCAAACATAATTATACTGGATTGGAGGTAAATAAGTACTGCCCTATATTGAAAAATGATTATATACCGTGTTTTCGTAATTATTTAAAGGAAAAATTTAAAAATCATATAAATTCTATTTCAAAGGTAAAAATCAACCAGATATATACACGATTGAAGGATTTAATGCAACTAAATATTAATAATTATACATTAACAAAAATATCTGGAAAGTCATTACAACAAATAAGAGAATGTCTAGTAAATGATGTAAATAAAATTATTACATATAACACAGATAACAATAATAGCGCGGAATTGAACGAAATATATACATTTATTGAAGAAGCGATAACAGAACATGAGTTTTTAGTGCACAGCGAATTAACTAAACAATTATCAATTATTGATAGTAACAAAAATAAAATACACGAATTTATGAAAAATGTAAATGATACATTAGAAGAATCTGTATATGGACATTCAAAAGCAAAAAAACAAATAGAACGTATTATTGGTCAATGGTTAAATGGCGATTTAACTGGTTATTCAATTGGGTTTGAGGGACCGCCTGGCGTTGGTAAAACATCATTAGCAAAAAAAGGAATCGCAAATTGTTTAAAAGATGATAATGGTGTATCGCGTCCCTTTTCATTTATAGCAATGGGTGGTTCTACAAATTCAAGCACAATAGATGGTCATAATTACACTTATGTTGGGTCAACGTGGGGGAAAATTGTTGATATTTTAATGGATACAAAAATAATGAATCCTATTATATTTATTGATGAATTGGATAAGGTAAGTAAAACTGAAAATGGAAAAGAAATTATTGGAATTTTAACACATTTAATTGACCAGACACAAAATGATACTTTTCAGGATAAATATTTTAATGGTATCAATTTGAATCTATCAAAAGCATTATTTATTTTTTCGTATAATGATGTTGATATGATTGACCGTATTCTTCTAGACAGAATACATCGAGTTAAATTTGATAATTTATCATTAGAAGACAAATTGATTATAACACGGAAATTTATTCTACCTGAAATTTACACTAAAATGGGATTAAATGATATAATCGATATAAGCGATGATGTGATAAAACATATTATAATAAATTATACGTGTGAACCTGGTGTTAGAAAATTAAAAGAGTTAATCTTTGAAATTATGGGCGGAATAAATATAGATATATTAAAAAATAGTAATTTAGATACATTAAATTTACCAATTGAGATTTCAGTTCATAGCATAAGTAATAATTATTTAAAGGAACATAAAGAGTTAAAACCAACGATGGTACATAAAGAACCTACAATTGGTGTTATAAATGGATTATGGGCAAATTCGCTAGGTAATGGTGGTGTTTTGCCAATAGAAGTTACATTTAATCCAAGTAATACATTTTTAGATTTAAAATTAACAGGAATGCAGGGCGATGTTATGAAAGAAAGTATGACTGTTGCCAAGAGTTTAGCGTGGTCTTTGTTTTTAAGAGATGCCGAAAAAGACGCAATTGAATTACAAAAAAGATTAGAAGAATCGAAGAATCAAGGCATTCATATACACGTGCCGGAAGGCGCTACACCAAAAGATGGACCTTCAGCAGGAACTGCTATTACTATTGTTTTATACAGTATATTTAGTAATCGTAAGATTAAAAATGATGTTGCAATTACAGGTGAAATATGCTTACAGGGCAGAGTTACTGCTATTGGAGGATTAGACCTGAAAATTTTAGGAGGAATTCGCGCTGGTGTAAAAACATTTATTTATCCTAATGAAAATAAGCAGGATTATTTGAAATTTATGGAAAAGTATGAAACAAATGATATAATTAAAGGAATTACGTTTATAGATGTTGATAAAATAGACGAGGTTATTCCATTAGTATTTTATTAAAATTATTAAAAATATTATATGTTATTATATACCTAATATATAATATGGCATTATCATTAACATTATCAAATGTATTACAGTTTTTTTCATTTATATCACCAACATTATTGGTTTTCTTTATGTTTATGACTTCATTATTTAATCAAAATTTGAAAGGTATAGTGTATATATCCGGATTAATTATATGTTCAATTCTTAATATCATTTTTATGAATATTATTGGAAGTGGGCGTGACGAAAATGAAGCATTTTCATGTAGTTTATTTGATATACCAATGGTATCACAATTTAATAGTCCATATCCCAGTTGTATGATTATCGCTTTTACTATCGCGTATTTGGCACTTCCTATGAAATACAACAAACAAATGAATTACGTTGTGTTGGCATTTTTAATGTCATTATTGGTTGTTGATATGTTAACCAAAGTTCAGAATAAATGCACAACCTATCCGGGTTCTATAATGGGTGCATTGGTTGGATTTATTTTTGGAACAATATGGTATATCATTTTTCATGGATTAGGATTTGATTCTCTTTTATATTTTGACGAATTAAGAAGTGATAATGTGATTTGTTCGCGTCCAACAAAACAAACATTTAAATGCTCGGTTTATAAAAATGGTGAATTAATATCAAGTAATATTGCTTAATTTCATATCGTGAACAATTGTGTTATTATTATCATTATTATTATCATTATTATTATCATTATTATTTATGTTAGTGTATTTTAAATTTGAATTAAAATGTATATCATATGATTTTATACACAACATAATACCTATTACAGCATATACATGAACAAAAAAGTAATATTTTTTATATAAATGTGGATTAATACGAATATATAAATAAATACTTACGGTTATTATAGAAAAAATGTACATTAATTTTGTGTAAAATGAAACCCCAATTGTATAGATAGTAAAAATTAAAAAATATAATCCAATTGAATTAACAAATATTATATCTAAAGGTCTAAATAGTTTATGTTCACTGCTATGGTAGTGATTGATTATACTAGTAAATAGGCATATAAGACTACAAATAGAAACAAGAAACCATGATATTATATAACCATATATTGCTGGAATAATAAATAACATACTTGATATTATATTTCTATTTACACAACCATTAATAACAAACCCTTTAATAGATGGGCAATATTCAATAATATGATGACTGATAGGTTCACTTATAATTGAATATTGTTGATTTTCTAAAGAAGTATTTTCATTTATAATAGAGTTATCATGTCGAGACATTCATATAATTATAAGATTATATGAATTATGTAAAATATACTAATTATATTTATATATATTTCCCTTGATATAATTTGTAAATTTTGTAATATACAGGGCACGATGAAACCCATACATCATTGTTTTTTCATTATTTGATGTTGAATTCATTATAGTAATAAAGTTACTAATGACATTTCTTGTAATTGCAGTCTCATATACAGATAATTTTTCTTTAGAATAAAATTCGCCCTTTGTTTTCTTATTAACATGATTATGAAATTCCCATAAAAAATGAATTAAATTCTCTTTTGATGATGAAATATGCAATTTATTAACATTTTTCATAACAGTTGAAGCATGTTTTTGGCAGTCTGGACAGGGCAAATTATTACAAATAGATGCAATATGTGAAACTAATATAGGTATTTCACTTATATATTCTTCTTTTAATTTAGCTGCTAAAGTATGGAATAATAACCATACTGCGTTTCCCCATTCTTTTTTTTTCATATTTAATATATATATAAAGATATAATTATAGGTATAAATATACAGATTAAATATGAACTATATCATTGAAGGTAATATTAATTTTTTTGATGAGTTAAATAAAGAAGTAGACGATACTGATTTTTTAAAAAAAGAGGATGATGGTGATATGAAAATATGCAAGATATCACATATGCCGTTAACTTATAATTTTATAAAATTGCCATGTAATCACAGTTTTAATTATTTACCATTATATAATGAATTAACTTTGACTAATACATATAAAAGAAGTATTAAATGTCCTTATTGTAGAACATTATCAAGTAAATTAATTCCGTATATACCATTACCTGGTGTTGAAAAAAAATATGGGATTAATACTCCGAAAAAATTATGTATGGATTCTCCAAAATGCTTATATAAATTAAAAAATGGTAAAAACAAAGGGGTTGCTTGTGGTAAAGACGGTATTGAAACCAGTAATGGAACATTTTGTAAACTACATAATAATTTAAATAGTTCAACCATTACAAAAAAGAAATCAACCCCAACTATAATATGGACAACCGAAAAGGAGGATTTATTTAAAAGAAAATCGGTTGTCCAATTAAAACAGTTATTAAAAGAAAAGGGAATGAAAACAAATGGGTTAAAAAAGGAATTAGTAAATCGTGTTTTTATTTATAATAATGCAAATAGTGAAAATAACGCAAACGAATTGATTAGTTTATTGTAATCTTTTACGTGTAAATAAATTAAACTAATATTAAAAATCAAATTAATATTAATTTTATAAAATATATAAATAACGCTTAATAACATATGTAGAAATGTCTTCAAATAAAGAACGATTGTCACAAAATATTAAAGGTTGGTTGCAAATAGATAAAGAAATTCAACTCCTTCAAAAAGAGTTGAAAGAACGTAAGAAAAAGAAGGCATCTTATACTGAAAATTTAGTTGAAATTATGAAATCAAATGAGATTGATTGTTTTGATATAAATGATGGGAAAATTATTTATACACAATCTAATGTAAAGAAACCAATTAATAAAAATCATTTAATTGATTCTTTAACTAAATATTTTGAATCATCGCCGAATATTCCAACAGATGATGTTGTTAAATTTATTTTGGAAAATCGCGAAATAAATACAAAGGAAAGTATTCGTCATAAACCAAATAAAAACGTATGATTATAACTATATATTAAGTATATTAT